GTACAGCAAAGGAGTCCGCAAACGCTACCGAGTCATTGGCCGCTCCTGCGAAGTCAACCTGACCGTTCAGTGTTCCAGAGAATGCCGATGTATCCGCTACGCTACGGTCGTAGAGTAACCCGCCAGCAAGCGCAGCGAAGGGAGCTTCCGCGAATGCTGTGCAGCCAAACATGTATTACGCTGCATCTGCGGAGAAGGTGTACGTCACGTTCAGTGTGTCGCCCGTCACGACACTACGGTCACCAACGGTGAAGTTACCAGCGGAGAACAAAGTACCGGCTGTACCGCTCTTGGTGTTGTCCGTGGTCAGGAACGCGCCAGCAATCACGCCTGTAGCGTTGATCGAGAACACCGTGGCCGTGGAAGCGATAACCGATGGGTCTGCTGTAGATGCAGTACCAAACGCCATTGTGGGGCGAGCAGTCTGTGAGTAGCCAACATTCTCAGTCCAGCCAGAGTGCGACAGCATGGTGTTACCCGCTGCATACGTAGCGCCGGTATTGATGAGACCCATGTACCAAGTGGCTGTGTAGGTCACGCCTTTGAACACTTGCGTGTTCAGGTACTGCAAGCCGGTGTTGACCACCAGATTGGGGAACTCTTCCGTCCACTTGACGTTGCCGTCTGCGTCTAAACACTGGACGTTGAACACACCGCCAAAGCTGGCTTGCTGGATTGCTGAATTGGACATGGTGGCTCCTGTTAGCTGATTCGCACGATTGCGCTGGTGGCATCGGCGGTGGGGAAAACAATTTCAAATGTCTGGTTGGCTACTGTCTTGTCCGCGCCGAAGTCCAGCACAGCCACGGACTTATTGCCCTGCGTGCTGTTGTAAATTAAAGCGCCACGAGCCGTGAACGATGCGGTTGCCCAAGACGAATTGGCAAAGCTGACGTACGCAGTAGGGACGTTTGCGTTGTTGTTACCCGAGGTGGGGCTGGTAGATATGACCAGCGTATTGCCGCCTGCTACGTAGCCCGTGCCAACCACCTCTGCGTCAGTTGTATATACAGTCGTGCTGGGGCCAATGCTTGACGCCGCCGTGTACAAGGCAATCTTGAACGTGTTGGCAGACGTTGGGCCAAAGTTGTGAACCGCTTGCAGCAGTTCTACCTTGAAGCTGGTGGTCGATGTTTGCGCGATGGTCATGTGACTGCAATCCTGACTTGACCACTACGGTAGGCGTCCTGACGCTCCATCCCGTCGCCCAGACGTTTAGCCAGAGCCAGTGCTTCGTTGTACTTGGTGTTGTACAGCGTGACCATATCGGCCTCGCCCTTCATGTACGTCATGGCCTCAACCAAGCTGCCGTACAGCAGCACGGAGTCAAAGTTGTCACCCAGCCAAGTGTGTCCACCATCCACAGTCGTAATCGACTCCGGCATGTAGTAGTAATGCAATTCCACCACATACGCAGCATCTGGTGTTGGGCCAAGGATCAGCGAAAGCTCAGGCGTGACGAGTGGGTCAGGAGCATTGGTTGTCGTTGGGCCGAACAGGGCGTAGTACTTGGGGATGGCGGTAGATGTTGGGTTCGGGTACGCCTGACGGATGAAGCTCACGTCCTTGTTCAGCAGGTACTCGTAGTTACCCAGAGCATCCACCACAGCGATGGAGTACACCGCCAGAAAGTCCAGAGGGGCAGACAGGTACTTGTTGCTTGCCGTGGTTGCTCCCGTGACGTTCTTGCGAATTGACGGGAACTGCACCGAGTTGTAGATGCGCTGCTCTGCCTGCTTGATAAGCAAGTTGATCTGCGTTGTGCTGGACACAGTGGAACCGTCAGCCAAGTAGGTGGCCGGGAACTGATTCTCTGTGTACGACTCAATCGCCGCTACAAGTTCGGTGTAGGTCATGCTTTACGCCATTGGGCCACGAGCCATCAGACCCTTGGTAGCTGCACCAGTGCCACGGATTTTGATACCCGAGGTCTTGACATCGTTACGCGCAGGATCACCGCCAGAGACTCGACGAGCAGGAGTGCCCGGAGTTGATTGGTTTGCTGCCAATGTGTTGGGGTCTTTTACAACTTTGGCACCCGCGCCAGCTTTGCCGTCCATAGTGTGGGGCTTAGCGTATACGCTAGCTGAGCCAACTTCTTTGCCGCCTTGTTTCATGCTGAATTTAGCCATGATTAGCCTCGTTTCTGGTTTGCAACTTTAGCCAGATTACGGCCAAGTTTAAGCATGTCGGCGTCAGTCTTGCCGCCTGCGCCGCCCTTGCCACCCTTTTGGATGGACACGGTTGGGCCGCTGTCACCAAGGTTCTTGCCCTTGGTCTTGCCCTTTTGGGCGATGCCGTCTGCGGATTTTGTAAAAGCCATATTAAGCCCCAATCTGTATCGTTACTGTACCAATTATCACACCTAAAGCCAAGAGGTTTGGCGTCAGTGCATCGTCAAAAAACTTGGACCCACCAACTGGATTCCAGCCCCACTGAATGTTCCGGCTACCCTCGCCTTGGTTACCATCAGCCAAGAGCCCAGAGGCCACATAGCTGCGGTCTGGACGTGGGTCACGTAAACCTTGAGGGTCGTCAACTGGATACATACCCAATTGCAACTGCGGTTGATCGGGGTCCCAGCACTCAGGACACACAAGCAAATTGTATGTCTTGGTCTTAACAACCTCTTTTTTAAGCAGCTTGAGCTTATAGCGCTGCCCGCAGCGATCACATTCGCTGATTGCATTCTTGCCACTGGCGAACCTATTGCCCATGTCAGTTTATAAACATCTGACGCGGTACGAAGCGCACCGCAGCTTTTTCACGATCTTCTTCAGCGGCAAGGGCCCAAGCTTCGTCATACTGTTGCTTGAGTACCATCAGGCGCTCAGTGCCACCCGGCACCTTCATAGCCAAGTAGTAGGCCAAGCCAGCCACCATGCAAGGCAGGAACCGGAACGGAACGTCCATCGTGTTCACGCCGTTACCAGCATCGTCAATCCGCTTCAAGCGCCAGTACACAAAGGTGTAGGTCTGGCTGGCATCAGGGACAGGCCACACGGTGATGCGTGGGGTATCCAAGCGCTCAATCCATACTTGGATAGGGCGAGCCTGTGTCAGTTTGTTAGGCAGCGTAGCGTAGGTAGAGACGCTGATACGTGTAATCGTTAGGTCAGCCTGCGTGGCTGCATTACCCGCACCCGTACGAATCACATGCTCCAACAGGTCAACGGTGTCCGTGGGCAGGTTGTATGTCGCCGTGCCCGGAACCAACGTAATCGAGCCCTGCTCAAACGTCCACATGTTGATACCGCGATTGGCCCAGTCGGCGAACAGGAGGTTCAAAGAACGACGTGCGGTCTTCAAGTCGTAGCCCGTGCGCAACTCGCCACCGCAACGCTCGAAGGCTTCCTCGACCAACTCAACGAGGTCAAGGTTAAAAGCTGTGGTGCCGGAGGTTGCCATAGGTTACTTCTTTGCCATACGCATGTTATCGACCAAGTTGGGGTAAGGACGACCCGCTGCTTTAGCAGCTTTCTTTGCCGCTGACTTCTTTGCCGGGGTCAGTGACTTAGGTGCCCCAAGACCCTTTGGCCTTGGTTTGCTCCAGACTTCACCGCCTTTGGCGTACTGCTCAAAGTCCGTGTCATCACGGCGCTTCTTAGTCACACCCTTGGGCATTTTACTGGGGTTGATAGCCCCCATGCCCCGGCTCGCTCTCATACCATCCGACCTTTTGTGTGGCCCTTGGAGATGCAGCCGTCAGCACGGGTTACACCACCACCAGCCATTTTCTTAGGCTTCGGCGTAGGCTTTGGAGCCGGTTTTTGTTCCGGCTTTGGAGCCATTTCAGTGCTGGTCAACGAGGCTTCGTATGCTGCATCGATCTTTGGTTGGTCTTTAGCGTCTTTTGCCGCTTGGATAAGTTCTTCTTTAGTTGCCATGATTAGCACATCTTTCCACGAGTTTTGCCTTTAGTGGCGATACCGTCACCGCGTTTGGAAGCCGAGGAGGTCATGCCGCCAGAAGCCATCTTCTTGACTGCGCCACCACGCTTGTA